GCAGCAAAGACGCCTCCTTCCCACACATTCGCGCTGAGCTTCCTCTCCTTGCCCAGATGAAGGACACGCCCCCTGCTCGCTGGACCCCCAAGATGTGGGACAAGGCGATGCGGGCGGTGAACTTCGTCAAGCGCCACGAGGCGCAGATGAAGAAGCAGGGCGCCGAGTACGGCACCGGCAAGTACCACGCGACTCACAAGCGGGTTGTCGCGCTGCTCAACTGGGGGCGACGCACGCCTGGTGTCAACGTCGACAAGGCCGTGGGCGGCAAGCCGCTTCGGGCGAACACTCGGTGGGGGCAGACTGCCGCTGGTGCGCTCATCGTGGCAAAGGGCACCGGACGTGTCTTGCTGACCCTGCGCAGCGAGCACGTCAACGAGCCGCACACGTGGGGCCTGCCCGGCGGGCGGTGCGAAGAGCAAGACGGCAGTACGCTTGATTGTGCGATCCGAGAGGCGCGCGAAGAGACGAGCTTCAAGGGGCCGCTTTCGGTGATGGATGAGCCCGTCTTCACGTACCGCGAGCCTGACTTCACCTTCGACAACTACGTGGCGTTCTCGGATAGCGAGTTCAAGTGCAAGCTCGACCAGGAGAACGACGACTACGGCTGGTTCAGCTTGGGCGAACTGCCTGAGCCTTTGCATTTCGGGGTTCGGGCGCTGCTCAACAAGGCTGGGGCCAAGATCGCGCGCCACATCGAGCGCGGTGGCCAAGTTTGATACGCCCGTGCTAAGGTGAGTCGGTCATGGCCTTGTACAGCGCATGGGATTGGGACAAGAACGCCTGGGCTGTCTTTGCGACGCCAGGCACGGTGAGCGTGGGCGACGACCCGGTTGCTCCCAAGCCCAAGCAGACCAGCCCAATCGGACTAGACCCTGACCTGGCCACCCGAGAGCTGCCTCGGGATGCGAAGTTCGTCGGGCATCAGCATCTTTGTCAGGGCGAAATCCGCCGCATGCCAGGGGTTTCCGGCATGGGAGGCGTGGACGATTCTTCGGGGACTGGTCGTGGCTGGGCAGTACCCGCGGCAGTTGGTTTCGCGGCGGGCTGGCTGATCAGCAAGCTGTTTGGAGACCGAAATGCGACGCGCTGACTTTTTCGACCCGTTCGACGACGGAACCCTACCCATGCGCCCGAACGGCCGCGTCTCCGAGGGAGATGAGGTCGAGGACTTCGACGGCGCCATGAACACGGATTTCGGAAGCTCTGTCGATCCCGATCAGATGCCGGCTGACGCGGCGGAAGATCTGATGAAGGCGATGGACAAGTACCACACCTTCCACTCCAAGGACCCGCTGCGGCTCATCAAGATCCGCCACGACTTGCCCAAGGAGCTGATCTGCGTGGGCGACTGCGTGTCGGTCATGTACCGCACGGACAAGTGGTACAAGGACGGCGAGGACGTCGACTACAAGCACGTCCACGACCCGATCGAAAACCAGGAGTACACACCTGGCCATGGCGTTCGGATGTACGAGCCCGCGCGCTCTGCAACTGCCGAGGTGCGTCAGCTAGCCAAGAACGAGGTCGGTGGGGTTTTGGCTCCCGACCTTGTGGTTCACCGCAGCGGGCCGCCCGTGTCTTACCCTAAGGCGATGACGATGCTCGGCAAGTGCCTGGGCTTCTTCGTGCGCCGGTACGACGACGGCGAGGTCTACGAGTGCAACCCGCGTAACACCTACCTGTTCTGCTCCCCCAAGGGCGACATGCTCGCCGTCTACTCCCCCGAGGCCCAGCCTGATGGGTCCGTTGGGTTCCTCTGCGTGATGGCGGGCGGCAAGCTGCGCGTCATCAAGGACGGGATCGACGGATGATCATCGATCAAGCGTTGGGCATCCTCATGAGTGACGGGCCAGTTGGGGCATCCCTTGTTGCCCTGGCCTTGCTCTACTGGTGGACGATCAGCAACCAATACAAGCGCGAGGACAAGCTCCGAGCCGACATGAGCTTCGAGATTGCAAGCCTTCGCAGAGACCTCGTCAAGGCCAACGATGCCCGCGTCGAGGACACCCAGAAGACCATCGTGACTCTGATGCAGATTCAAGAGGAGTCTCTGTCCGCGCAGAACAGGCTCAGCCGCGCCGTTGCAGACCTGGCCACGGCTGTAGCTCGACTCGAAGACAAGTAACCGTCCAAGGGGGTAACACCATGCGCTCCAACCTTTCAAGACGAGATGCTTTGTTGAATCAGATCCGGTCTTCGTACCGACCTGGCGCCCCAGTGCCCATGCACGTGGACGAAACCTCCGATCTGCTTGAAGCGGCCCTGGCATCCGCACGCGCCACCATGATGGAGCGCTTCAGCGAACTGAACCAAGCGTGCGCCACCATCGAAGTTCAGGCCGCCGCCATCTCGACGGGCAAGATGAAGCGCGCTGGATGAAAAAGTTCTGAATCAAGCTTGACACCATGCAGGCGAGCAGGGTAAAACCTGTGCTCGAAGACCCGGGGCACACGCCTCGCCTGCGAACAGGGTCGAGCAGGCGAAGTGCGTCCAAAATGGCCCTAGTCTATAACAAAAGCTCCAAGTCGTCCGCTCGCAAGTACGAGCGGTCCAACAACATGGAGCCCAATGTCGGCGGTGTGACGCACATGACCGTCATCAACCCCGGCAAGCCGCGCCAGAACCCGTTCCAATGGATCGAGGGGCGCGGCATGGGGCACCGGCACGTGTCGCCTGCGTATCAGGGCGTCGGCTCTGCCGCGAAGTGGCGGCAGAAGAATGCAGACAAGTTCAAGAGCGCTCGGCTCTATTCGGTCGACGAGCGGGGCACGGTGCTCGGCAAGCCGATTCACCCCAAGCGTCTCGTGGGCAACGGAGGAGATGACGGTATGGCGTACAACATCGAGGCGCTGCGTCGCGCCATGCAGCAAAACGCTCGCTCGGCAGGCGCCGCTAGCCCTGCCTCCAAGCGAAAGGCTTCCGACAGTCGAGGGACTTATGTTCACCCGTCCAAGGCGACGACTCGCTTTGGTGTGATGGCCTACGGAAACGAGGGCCCCGCTGAAAGGGCTCGCCAGGCCGCGCTAGAGGCCGCCGATCGTTCGCCCTCCGGCCCCCGCGCCAAGACCAGCAAGCAGCGCATGGCTGCGGCTCGGGCGGCGGTCAAGTCGAGCCGTCGGTCGGCGGTTCCGCTTGAGGTCGAGGAAGTGGAAGTGAAGATCAAGGAGCGCGTTCGCGCCCCTCGCACCGCCAAGCCCAAGACCAGCAAGCCGAAGGCCAAGGCCAAGACGAGCAAGCCGAAGGCGAAGGCCAAGGCGAAGACGAGCAAGTCGAAGCCGACGGTGAAGGCCAAGGCCAAGACGAGCAAAGCGAAGCCGAAGGCGAAGGCCAAGGCGAAGAAGACCTCCAGCAAGAGTAAGTCCATGGCAAAGAAGACCAGCAAGAAGTCCAGCAAGAAGTCCAGCCGCAAGGTCGGTTTTTTCGGCAGGCGCCGCCGCGGCCAGGAAGCCTCGATCGTGAAGCTGCTCCGCAGCGGCAAGATCCCGGCGATGTCGCGCGTGACGCGCCTCTTCGGGCACGGCCCCCGCTTCCCGCTGGTGATGAGCGGCAGGTTCAAGCAGGCTCCCGCCATTAAGAGGACGTCGGCGAAGAAGACGAGCAAGAAGGCCGTGAAGAAGAACCCGAAGTACGTGGTGATGAATCGCCGCCGTCGTACGTCGCGCAAGCACAGCATGCGGGCGAATCGTCGGCACAGCCGCCGAAGCAGCCGTCGGCACAGCATGCGGGCGAATCGTCGGCACAGCCGCAAGAGCAGCCGTCGGCACAGCCGCCGCCTCCGCCCGAACGTGCTGGCGCAGCGCGTCAGCCGCGCGCCCAAGAGCGGGAAGCTGCGAGCGTCCGGCAAGCTCCACCAGGTCATCGAGTACAAGCATGGCCGTGGCGGCTACCCCGTCCTGATGTCCCCGCAGGTTCTGCCGCACGCGGCGATCCGGCGGTTCAAGTTCGGCGGAGCGGCCCAGGCTCTGCACAGCATGCCCGAGGGTGAGCGCCGCGCATGGCTCGCTTCGCGTCTGATGGCGCCGAAGCGCAAGAAGACCTCCAAGAAGACGAGCAAGAAGGCCGTGAAGAAGAACCCGAAGTACGTGGTGATGAATCGTCGCAGCAGCCGCAAGGGCCGCCGTCGGCTTCGCCGGAACGCTCTCGCCATCCTCGGCACGCCGGTCGTGAAGTCGATCCTGGTTCCGGGCGTGGGCGTGCTTTCGGGCGTCGTTATCGCGCGCGTCCTTGCGACCGCCGCGGCGTCGACCGAGGGCGTCCGCAACCTGCTTGATCGCGGCGTGGCGGCAGATGCGGCGTGGAAGACCCGCATGGCGACCAACGCGGTCGGCATCGCGGCTACCGCAGCGGTGCTTCCGATGATCAAGGCTACCGACGCGCGGTCGGAGATGCTCAAGCAGGTCGTCGGGTACTCGCTGGCAGGCATGGGCGCTTCGCTCGCGGGCATGGCGCTCGCACGCGCGCTCCCGGGCCAGCCGTGGGCGCAGTCGCTCGCCGGGATGGGCGAGTACGTCAATCAGCCGATGAACGGTCTCGGCACGATGTACGCCACGGCGGGCATCGGTGAGTACGTCAATCAGCCGATGAGCGGCCTCGGCACGATGTACGCTGCGGCGGGCATCGGCGAGTACGTCAATCAGCCGATGAACGGTCTCGGGACCGAGTACGCGACGGCGGGCATCGGCGAGTACGTCAACCAGCCGATGAGCGGCATGGGGACGTTCTACGCCGCGGCTGGCGCTGACGGCCTGATGGACGCGATGGAAGCCGCCGCTGGCTTCACCGAGGCGGCTGCCGGCATGGGCCAGGCCGTGGATCTTCCGGTGGCGTACGGCGAGGGCGAGGCTGACGCGTCGCTTGAGGCCATGTACAACCGGAACCCCGTGGGCTTCGAGTCGACCGTCATCCCGACGGACATCGCTGAGTCCGTGTCCAAGACGATCCCCTACGACCGCAAGGTCAAGACCTCGATCGTCACGCCCGAGTCGCGTGGCTACGAGTCGGGTCTCTTCTCGGGGACCATCTTCTCGGGCATGAGCGGTCTCTGATCTGAAAAGCGAATAGGCAGGAGAACCAAACCATGAAGTCCAATCGTCGTAACATTCGCCGCGCGCGTCGCGAGATGCGTCGGAACCCGGTGTTCGGCAAGGATCTCATCAGCGAGGTTCTCCTGCCTGTGAGCATGGGCAGCGTTGCCTACCTGGCCACCAAGTGGGCCGGTGGCTTCGTTGCCGAGAGCAAGTTTCCGGTTGTGGGTGAGAGCGAGCAGGCGGGCGTGACCACGGCGGCCATTGCGGCCTCGTTGACGGCCCTCTGGTTCGCCGACACGTCCAAGGAGTCCCTTGTGGCGGAGTCGCTTCAGGCAATCCTGGTGGGCTCGTCGATGGCGGCGGCGCTTCCGCTCCTCCAGCAGTTCACCAAGGTGGCGCAGGCCGAGGTCAACGCGTCGCTCACGACGCCGGCCCCCGTCGCGCCCCCTGCGACGAGCGGCGTTGGACAATATTACGGTCCGAGCAGTTTGGGGCTTGGCATCGGGTATGATATCAGTCACTATGGTGCTCCGTACAAGGGCATGCTGGGACTTGGTAGCAACGATGAGGTCTCAGCGTTCGGTCTGGAGAGCCAGCCCGAAGCTTTCAGCACGGTGATCCCGACGGACGTCGCGGTCCCTGCCACGAACTGGCCCGAGTTCAAGAAGGTCTCGATCCCGTTCACGCAAGAGCCGCTTTGGACTGGCGGCAGTTTCTCCCGGAACCTGTTCACGACCCCGGGACTTTGAAAAGCTCTGCGACCCGATAGCTTGGCCGGCGAAAACCCTGTACCGCTACGGGGAATCGGGTCGCAGTCACTCTCCTCATGGTGAGGTTGGGTGACGATAACTAGCGGGGTGCTCGCCCAGCGGACGAGCTAACTCGGTGACGGAATAAACCTGTTTAGGCGTCTTCACCGAGGACATTGAGAGAGACACGACAATGCCGAAGATCGTTGGTACCCGAGAGCGCGTTCATCAGCCCTTCTACGATTCGCTCATCCGCGTGGATGGCAATCAGAACCTCCGCAGCCGCAACGCCGGTCTCTTCGGCGCGATGCAGGGCCGGATGCAGCTCTTCACCCGTCAGGGTGCGGATGTCTCCATCTCGAACCTGACCACCGGCGGGTTCTTCCCCTCCGACCAGACGTTCGTGACCCTCGCGGTCCGCGTGTGGACGTACTTCCGGGTCAACCTGGAAGCGCAGTACAACATCGGCGCCGCGAACGCGTCGGCTCCGCTCTGGACGGCGGACAAGGGCACCGTGCCCGACCGCGTCCTGCGCGTCCACAAGCTGTACCACCAGGCCGAGAACCAGATCTTCTGGCAGCTCACGGCCGGTGACAAGCCCCAGCTCACCACCTTCACGGCGTACACGCCGTTCGCTGGTGGCCTGGACGGCTTCTTCGCGGACACCCGCCTGCCCCGCGCGAACAACGGCGTCCCCACGTCGTCGGCGCTCATGCGGCTGGCTCGTCCGGTCCTGATCCCGCCCCGTCAGGGCTTCCAGGTCGTCGCGATCCTGTCGCCCATCGGGCAGACGGTCGGCGCGTCGATCATCGAGCAGCTCAACGGCCTCGTGCCGGACAGCGGCCCCGCTGGCTCGATCGGCCAGAACGCGCCGACGACCGACGTGGGCTACGGCACCGGCACCGGCGTGTCGGTCCAGGGCGCGGATGACATCGAGAAGGACATCAAGTACCTCATCGACGGTATTCATTCGAGGGACGTGCTCTGATTCCCTTGTAAATCAAGGGTTTCTGGCAGGCGTTCTTTAGAAGCCACCGGACACTAGAAAACATCCGCCCGTCCTTGACTCGCCGTTCTAGGCGTGACAAGGATGGGCGATGTTGTTTCACGATCGCATTGTCAGCGACTTTCATTTTGCAGAGCGCGCCGAACTCCTTGGAGCCGTCTTTGGAGACGGTTCGATTGAGAGGCGCGGGCACAAGGGTTACAAGATCTCCGTCGGCGTCAGCGACACGTGGCCGATGTGGAAGGCCAGGGTGCCGATCCTTTTTGAAGAAGTTTTCGGCAGGGTGTACGAGCGAGCGAAAAAGACCTCTCCTGCCGGGGTGACGTATTACGAGTACCATGTCACCACGCATGATCCGGCCGCGATCTTCGGCGTAGGTGAGAAGTACGACGGCCTTGGCCGAATCGTCCCGCCCGGCTGGCTTTCGCACGACCCGGAGTTCTTGCGGCGATTCATCCTCGGTCTTGTGGAGACCGACGGCTACTTTGGAGCAGACGCCTCTGACGGCACCCCGACTTTTGGCTTCGCCCAAGCCAACGACCACCTGTCTGCTTGGTTTACTGAGACCCTGTGCAGGCTCGGATTCCCTTGCTTCATGAAGTGGCACGCGAACGCGGGCGTCAACCAGCCTCAGATCCATCGGTCGGAAGACACCGCGAGGTTCGGAGAGTGGCTTCAATCGGAAAAGTGGATTGCGCTGAAGGATAGCGGCCATGGTCACCGCTCAATGGTCGTGAACCGAAAGATGCGTGGCGCACCCGTGGTCGCTCGGGATCGCGTCGTCCTTAAAAGCGTTGACTCCGAAGAGCAGGACAAGTGGCGGTCCTGGCGCATGCAAGGGGCTTCGATCCTTGCCATCGCTCGCCACGCCGGAAGGTCCAACAACGTGGTCTACATGGCGGTACGCGACATCGTGCCGACGACGACAAAGACCGCCGAGGACTTGGGCCTCAAGCCTCTTGCCAGGATCCCAAAGCGCAGCCTGTTCTCCTCTGAGATCGTGGACGCTTGGCGCCGCAGGGCTGCCGCGGGCGAATCCTCCAAGGAGATTGCCGCCAGCTTCAACATCAGGGAAGGCATCGTATCCGACGCGACTGCCGACATCCGATGGGACCAGCTCATGGATAAAATGGCGCTACACAAGCAGAAGCTGGCCCTGATGAAATCCGAGCCGCAAGGGCAGGGCCGCTGGGTGTCCAATAGTAAGGAATGAGTCCGGCACCAAGCGGCTTGGTTGTTGTGCTGCGGTTTCACCCATGCTACTGTCGCCTCCGCTGACAGCATTGGAGCTTGTCGGCACCAACGGCGCGAGGAGCGCAAGAGGAGTAGGTCATGGAGTTGGACGAGAACACGCGTCGCTATCTGTCGCAGATGGCCAATCAGCACGAGCGCATCGAGGCTCAGCTTCAGTCGTTGGTCAAGCGGTACCGGGCGATGGCGTCCGAGCGCGAAGACGACAAGATGGAGCTGCGCAAGATGCGCGACGCCCTCAAGAAGGCCGCCGCTCGCATCCGGTACATCGAGGACATCCCTGGCAAGCGGGTGCCCTACTTCATGCAGTTCGCGATCAACATCCCCGGCCCCACGTCGCCGAGCGTGACGATTGCTGGCTCGCGGCTGAGCGACGTGAAGACTATCAGCCAGGACGGCCCGTTCGTCTGTACGACGTACCTGTCAGCGTTCTCGCTCAAGACGTTCTCGATCGGGCCATACACCGTCGGTCAGGAGGACGGGCGTCCCAACGATCCCGTCGCCGGCACGGAGGTCATCAGCCCGCTCTCTGGTCGCTGGCGCCCCGTCGCTTCGACCGCGGACGCGTTCCAGGGCGCGTACATCGGCGCTCGCGTTGGCGACATCACCGGCGGTGCGGCATCGCTTGTCGATGCCTCTGTGGTCAACACCTTCCGCCCCGGCACGGTGGACTTCACCTTCGAGATCGCTGACGAAGGCGTTGACCGTCTGCGCCAGAACCAGATTCCGATCCCGAGCCGGTATCTCTTTACCGAGAACGACCGCCCGCTCTACCTGCCCGTGTCGGACTTCTTCGAGCGCGGAAGCTCCATCCGGTTCAGCGCGACGCTGACGCGTGACCTTGGTTTTGCCGAGGTGAACTACTCGGCGCTTCCGAACGGGTTCTCGGAGGGCCAGGCCGATCCGCCGCCGGACCTCGGCGCCGCCTTTGCCGGTGACTACCAGGGTCGTCAGGTCGTCTCGCTTGGCGGCACGCTCTACTTCACCATGCTCGGTTACAAGATCCTCCAGGCGCAGAGCCCGGCGGTCTGATAGACTGGAGGGTCTATGCGGCCCATCACGACTTCGCAGGCGCCCTCCACCCTTCCCATGTCCGGGATGGGTGGCGGGTCTCAGCCCGTCTCCATCCGAGACGGGTTCCTTCAGTTCCTGCCGTCACGGTCGCTGATCTTCTTTCAGCGGGCGTACTTCGCGGACTATCCGAAGCCGCTTCAGAAGGCGGGTCTTCCGCCCTATCCGTTCCCTGTT